GAGAATCTCAGATTACTGACCTTGGAACTGTTGAAGATAAAGATGAAAATAAAGACGTCACAATAAAATCAATAAGAGATTCTAATGTTGCTTGGCTTGAAGATAAATTTATTTATGACGAATTAGCACCATATATTAGAACTGCTAATAAAGAAGCAGGTTGGAATTTTCAATATGACTATTTTCAGTCGTGTCAATTTACAATATATAAAGAAAATCAGTTTTATGATTGGCACTGTGACGCTTATAAAAATCCATACATGTCACCAAATGAGAACTATAATGGAAAGATTAGAAAATTAAGTTGTACTCTATTATTAAACTCTCCTAAAGATTTTGAAGGAGGAGAATTTCAAATGGATTATAGAAATGCACTTACAGGGTCACAAATTGTCACAGTCGATAAATTAAATAATATCGGGTCTTTAGTCGTTTTTCCATCCCATGTATGGCATAGAGTAAAGCCCGTTTTAAAAGGAGTAAGATATAGTTTAGTTATTTGGATATTAGGTTATCCGTTTAAATAAAATAAATTGTTTACACTAGTTATAAATCTGTTTAAAATGCCCGTATGAAGGAAATACAAGATTTAAAAATAGAAGTCACTGAGGTTAAAGGAGATATTAAGCTCATTAACCACGACATAGAAGTAATTAAAACAAATCATCTTTCGCATATACAAAAATCAATATCAAATATCAATAAAATAATATGGACAGTGGGGATATTAGTTTTCGCGGAACTAGTTCTTTTGTTAAAGCATTTTATACTGGGGTAAATAACACATGGAAGGGCCGGACTATGATCAGATGGATCGGATTTATCTTAGCAGTACTGGCTGTTTATTTGTTATCTACAGCAAATCCTAGTATACAACATTGGGGCTGGCTTCTTTCTGCAATATCCTGTGCGATATGGGTTTATGCCGGCGCAAGGGACGGGGACATCGCCAGGACATTGATGGAAATTTGTTATACAATCCTAGCAATTCGTGGTATAATAAACTGGTGGCAGTAAGGAGAATACTATGTGGCTAAATATTGCAGCTAAACTTGTACCAGGCATAATAAAGACTGGCATGAGTATAGCTTCTAACAGAAGAAGAACTAAGGAACTTGAATCCGTTGCCGAGATGAAACATGCAGAACGTATGGCTAACGGTGAGTTAGAGTATAAGAAGGCAGTTATACAGAATAATCAACAGGGATGGAAAGACGAATTTGTGTTGATTCTTGTGTCGGCGCCGGTTATGCTCTTAATATGGTCTATCTTTAGTGATGACCCGGAGATTATGGCTAAGGTAGATAAGTTTTTTGATCAATTTAATAATATGCCTTTTTGGTATCAGGCATTATTTATTGGTGTAGTTTCAGCAATTTATGGGTTAAAAGGTGCTGATATAATAGGGAAAAGGAAATAATATGACATTACCTGATTTAAAGGATAAAGTTATAGACTTATGGGATAGAATGAATCCAAAAGTTAAGTTTGGATTATTTATAATTTATTCTATAATTCTTATAGCTATGTAGTATATGGGTAAGGCTCCTAAGTACGGCTTAGTAGTCGCCTATACAAAGACTTATAAAGGAACAAGCATCGGTAGGAGGCCGATAACCAGTACTATGAATAAGAAAAAGAAGGCTAGTTTCAAAAAATACCGAGGGCAGGGTAGATGAAGCTAAACGAAAATACATCTGTGGCTATGCCGATCAAGAACATGATTGGGATAATCGTAGGTGTCGTAATGGGAGTATTTGCTTACACGGAGATAACTGCAAGACTTACTTCTCTAGAGACATCAAGAGAATTAATGAATGCAGATTTACTTAAAAAGTCTGAGCAAACTACTACCGACCAAGAACAGTTTCTCTTATTAGAAGAGTTATATAAAACTGTAGAAAAACTGCAAGCGACTCAGGAGCAGAATATGACTAATAAAGTTAATATAGAATTTACTCAAAAGCAACTAGAAAAAGCTTTAAATGATATAGAAGAATTAAAAGATAAGGTTAGACAAAATGGAAAGACTTACCAATGATTGAAACAGTAGTAGCATTATTAATGATTGTAAACAATGAGATTAAGGAGCATAGAATCCAAGAATCTATGGCTGCATGTTTAAAAGGAAAACGTATAGCAGAGCGCCAACTAAAAGGTGGTGGTAACGTTAGATATTCATGCTTAAAATCTGAAGCAGAGTTAGAAACGGATAGTTTAGGCAATGTACATATTAAAAAATTAATATTAAAGTAGGAGTAATATGATACCAAGAGAAAAAACAGATACAATAGTAATTCATTGTGCGGATACACCTGACGACAGAGATGTCGATATGGCTACTATTAAGAAATGGCATGTTGAAGAAAGAGGATGGAGTGATATAGGATACCACTTTGTTATTAGACGTAATGGTCTAGTTGAAGCTGGTAGAGATATTAAGTTATCTGGAGCTCATGCTGTACAAGTTAACGGTACGTCAGTCGGTATATGTATGGTTGGCAGAGAAAACTTTGACCCTAGACAATTTGAATCATTAAGAGATACAGTGCAGATGTTATTAAAATTATATCCTGAATGTAAAATTATTGGTCACTGTGACGTTGAACCTAAGAAACCTCACTGTCCAGGATTTGATGTAGCTAAATGGTTTAACGAAGCCATTCCTTCCATTGATCGCCCATAACTTGTCTAGCTATATCTTTCTTAGATTTTAAGGATTTAATAATCTTATTGTCCACTGTCCCTAGTGTAGTTATATCTATATAGTGCACATTTTTCTTTTGCCCTATACGGTGACAACGATCCTCGGACTGTAGCCTATGTTCTAAATTATAACTATTACTATAATATATAACTGTATTAGCTACTTGTAAGTTAAGTCCAAATCCTGCAGTTGCTGGATTAGCTACAAAGAATCTAGCTTTGCCATGCATAAACTCTTGTATATTTTCTTTCCTTTGTTTATCATCTGTATCTCCCCAGTACTCTACAACCATATCAGTACCCTGCTGTTCTCTAAGCTTTTCTGCAATAGTTCTTAAATCAGCTCTATAACAAGCCCATATAATACACTTATTATCTATCTCTTCTGTTAACTCTAATAAAGCACTTATTCTATTATTCTTAATATAATGAGAGTTGCCATCATTATCTATTAAATGACCACAAGTAATTTGATGTAGTTTACTTAACATAGATAACTTATTAGGAACCGTTATTAGTTCATTATCTGCTTTTGTTAAGCATAAGTCTTTCATCTCTTGATAAGCTTTCTCTTGTTCTTTAGTTAAGTCTACATGTCTATATTGATACGTCTTCTTAGGTAAATCTAAGCAATCATCTTTCTTAACTCTAAAACTAAACCCTCTTAGTATATCATTAAGCTCATCTGTTCTCTGAAATCCAGTAACCTTCTTAAATGATCTACCACCAAGATTCATATTAACCATAATAGCATATCTATTTCTAAATGAATAGAATGATGAGAACCCTAGGTGTACTTCATCTAGAAAATCACATTGACTATATAAGTCTAATGGATCACGAGTCACGGGCTCACCAGTTAGGATACGTCTATACTTAGCCATTCTACCTAACTTAATAATGGCTTTAGTTCTATTAGCACCAGGAGTTTTAATAGTTGTAGATTCATCTATAACCATTAGAGCTCTACTAGTATTAAGAAAGCTTGTTGCCCATTTAACACCTTTAGCACTACTAAATGCTTCAACATTCATTATAACTATTCTTAATTCATCTCCTGCTCTTACTATATCATTGAGATACATCTTCTCTTTCTTCCTAGGAGAAGCACTCCATATAGCATAACGATATAGTATATGATCTGGCAAGTGTGTAGGTATTTCGTTTAAATGCCAATTACGATAAGCTCCTTTAGGCGCTATAATTAATAAGGTATCTATCTTACCATTATCATATAGATAAGCAGCTGTGTCTAATATTACTTTTGATTTGCCTGTACCCATCTCCATGAATAAAGCAAATGATTCTTTGTCCTTTGATAACTCCCAAGCTTTTAGCTGATGGGCAAAAGGTTCCGTCTTAAATGGGTATATGTTACTATGCATAATGTCCTTTTCCGTTGTCTATGGTCATCTATGGGGCTTTTTTTCTTCCGCCTATATGTCAAAATACATATTTGTATTCGGTTGTACAATATGCAAAGACTTTTTAGCTCTTGTAATAGCCACATAAAAGACTCTAATTTCATCATCAGGTAGTGCATGCATTTCTCTATATGTACGAGGAGCTATGTCTGTCAATAACAAAACATGCTCTGCTTCACCACCTTTGACGCCATGGATTGTTCCTATTTTAATCCGTGGTTCTTTATCTAAATTCTCTCCTCTCTTGAGCAGCATTATATAGTATTCTCTTCTCTTTGTATCTATTTTATTTAGCCGCTCGTGCCATATTCCTGGTTTTAATTGAAAGTCAGATATGGTATAATACCCATCAGGGTTAATTCCACGCGGACAGCGGGTCACCATATATTTATATATTAGCTTAATGCCGCTACCCACTATGGATTCACCCTTGGACAATCTAGTCCATAAGCGTATTGCTTGCAAGGCCTCAGCGTTTAATGGTGACCTACGTCCTAAGATACTATAAGGATATCCATTTTTAATACAGATATTCTCTAGCTGATTAAGCATATAGCCATTACGAGCTATCAAGTACCATGTGTCTTTAGATATATCTACGTCCTCTGGGTCAAGATAATATCTAACATCTCCTTTATCCTCTTGGGGTTTAAACTCTTTGTTAATCCTAGATTTTATTCTAAGACTTAACTTAGTAGCTAGCTCCCAAATAGATGTTGGAACTCTATATGATTGATTTAATACAGTGCTCTTACCTTTAAGGTTTATGAATTGATCTACGTCAGCCCCGGCCCATCGGTATATAGCCTGGTCATCATCACCAGCGACATATACTATCTCTGTATCTTTACCAATCTCATTAATTATATCCCATTGTATCTTAGATAAGTCTTGAGCTTCATCTACAAATAGGATTCTAAGTTTAGGAAATGATTTCTTTTCTAAGCACTTGACAAGCATATCTGTATAATCTATTATCTTACGCTTCTCTTTGTATTTAACTAATGCTCTTTGTAGTCTCTCTAATTCAAACCAACTTATATTGTCATCATCTTGTTTATTAAATATATCATATAATGGTGTACGTTGTACTCTTGATAGGTTCTCTAAGAAGAATAGTTTATCTCCAGTCTTCATACCAAAGATCTGACCTTCATCCATAGTAGCTCCACCATCTACTTCTAGTCCTAACATATCGCCTAATTCTCTATAATGACTTGGACTCATTACATCACTACGCTTTAAACTTAATTGATGGAAGCATAAACTATGAATTGTTCTAAAATATGGAAGATCATCTTTACTATAATCAAACTTTATAAAAGCTCTATCAGCTGCTTCATTAGCTGCTTTCCTAGTAAAGGCTAGGTATCCTATATGTTCTGGTCTTATTCCATCTGATAAATGTTTTTCTACTAAACTTATTAACTTAGTTGTCTTACCAGTACCAGGTGGACCTAAGATGATGTTAAGGTTTCCGTGTTGCATTTACATTCTCTCTCTTTACTTTTCTTTAATTCTTCTTTTGTTTGGTCAAGCTCTTTATAAGTATCTCCTATTATTTTTCTATGACCGCTACTTATCTCTTCTTTATCTTTTACTTTTTGTTTTAATATCTCATTTTCTTTTTTTAATTTTTCTAATTGCTTATCTAAGTTTTTGCAATCTTTATCACTCATCATTTCTTAACCTTAATATCCTTAATAACTGAGTTAGGAATTACTGTTACGTTACCATAAGAATCCATATTGCCATCCTCATCTAACGACCAATCAGCAAATATTCTAGTACAGCCTCCAGCTCTGTTATATATTTTACCAGTAGTCTTACACATAGCTGGTTTCATCTTATCAAAAGCTTTAGCCTCTAACCACGAAGCGTCAGAAACAATATCAGTCCAACTAACTTCAACATTAGCATAAGTATCTGCCTCTGTCATACCAGGTTTTCTTTTAAAACGGTACTTCTTCTTTGTCATCTTCTACGTCCTCCGGTACGTCGTGACCACTATCTTGTTTTGCAAATGCAGCAAGCGACCACAAGTTAACTCCTTTACCTTTTATGTTCCAGAAATGATGTTCAGCATCTCGCTGTTTTAAGAGAGAAGTTACTTGATGAACTTTAAACTCTCTAAAATGTTGACGATCAAAGAACGCCATCAGATCTGAAATCCTGAAATAATGCTTGTTATCCTCGGTCCAAGGTTTCCCAAGCAGTATCTCGTCTTTACTCATTGCTTGAGCTCTACCGGTACAAA